ATTTAATCCAATAAAAAAGGCCCCCTTCGGGAGCTATTAATTTGCGGATTAACAATATATGATCAACCATTGGAGAAAACCGATAAAAGAGCAAAAGGCAATAATAAGGAATATATTCAGCATATTGAACTATTACTATTAAGTTATTTATCCAAACAAAAAGGATATAGAGCCAGTTTTACAGTTAAAAAATTATTTCTTATGCTAAGTATGATCAATCAGAATTACATTGATAAAAATTATAAAGAAATAAAGGAAAATAGTATTACAGATGTTACAAACTATGATATTAACCATTTTTATCAGCGATCCTATCAAAAGTTAAAAGAAATACTATTTGGTTCTTTGAGGAATCTGGAGAATAGAAGATTAATAGATTATACCGAAAATACGGTAATTAACATAAGAGAAATTGTGGATGGAAAATTAATACAAAATAATAGAAGATTAGCAACTGATGGTGAAAAGAATTATATACGAGATACGCAACGTGAAGTGCTAAAGGAAATGGGATTAGAAATCATAACACAAGTGTATTTAAAGTTTAAAGCGAAAGAGTATTTTGATAGAGTCAATGAATTATTATGGGAAAGATACGGTATTCATTATTCATATACGGAAATCAATATATTATTTACCCATAAGTATATAGTTGAAGCATTGGAGGAAGCAGAGATTTTGGTACAAGGAAAAAAGTTAAATGATAAGGTAATAAATTACATGAACAAACAAGCAAAAAACAATTATGAAAAGAACCAGCAAGAATATGAAAGAGAATATGAAAAATTAATTGATAGTTGGATTGGAGAAGTTTCTCCGATTGAAGTTGAAAACTTAAACTTATTTCAACTACAAGATACATATTTAGATGCACAAATGGAATTAGCAGAAATATTAATAAGAGTATAAATATTTACCTATAGTCCTACAGACGGTTTATATCACTCACTTGCGTGAACTTGCGTTCACTCTGCGTTCGTGATTCTGCCCGTAAACGGGCAGGAATTAAGTTTTTATTTTATTTTGGAACTTTAATATTGTACTAGAAAAAATTTGGTACTTTAAAACCTATATTATAAAGGAGTACTGATTAAGGTTATAAAGTACCAATTTTTAAAATGTAAAAAAATAAATAAAAAAATACAAGTTCCCCCAGCGGGGGATAATTCGGGCGCAGCGATAGCAAGCACGAATTAGGGGGAGAAAGCTGTCTGCAAGACAAAAGTTTGATGTAAATGGAGGTAATAAACTTATGAAACTTTTACAAGAAGTATATAAACTAACAAGCAATCGCAGAAGAATCTATTTTCTTTGGAAGAATGGCCTATCCAACAATAAAAACGATTATGGTAAGTGGTCAAAAGAGGATATAATTAATAAATTCTTTAATGGTAGCGAAGAAGCATTTAAGCGAATGGAATTATGGGAAAGAACGGATGAATACGCAAGGTTAATGTATATCTTGACTAAAGAACGAATGAATTCAGATTTTTTTGATATTTATGATTCTATTGTTGATAAGGCTAAGCAGGGTGATGAACGGAGCATTAAAACCTTTCTGATGCTTCAAAAGGAAGTAAAAAATAACCTTAAAGAACTGAATAGTAAGTCACAGCAAACAGTAGATGATGAAGATGATGGTTTAGTAATTAATTAATAAGGTGCATTGGTGCAGGTAATACCTGCTTTTTTTATGCCCGAAAGGGGAAATTATGAAAACCGAAACAAAGCTACAGATGATTAATTCAGATTTTTTTCTATGGTGCAAGAATTTTATAAAAATCATGGACAATGAGAATCAGGAAGTAATATTTAAGCCACTTCCAGAACAGCAAGAGTTAATTGATGGGATGGAAAGCAATAAACATATTATAGTGCTTAAATCAAGGCAATTAGGGATTACAACGGTAGTTAGCCTGTATTATCTATGGAAAGCCATTACAATACCGAAAACAACGTATTTAATAGCCAGCTACAATGAAGATTCAACTAAAGGTATCGGTGAAAAATTAAAGCAGATGCTTTATTCCATGCCGGATAAGTACAGGCCAAAACTACAAAGAGATAATGAGTTTGAATTAAAATTTGCAAACCAATCACGAATAGTTTTTAAAGTTGCTGGAAATAAGGATATTGCTAGAGGTTTAACCCTGGAAGGGGTATTGCTATCAGAATTCGGTATGTATGATGCAGAAGTACAGGAAAATGCCATTGCTTCGACTGATCCATGTTTATCAAAAAACCATACTTCTACATTCGTTGTTGAAAGTACCGCAAAGCAAGGAACAACGGACTATTTTTATAAATTATTTATGAATTCTTATAGGAATAGAAGTAAGTTTAAATACTTTTTCTTTCCTTGGTACTGTAAAAGCAGTAAGAAAAACTACAAGAATGAAATTGATATTGCTGAACAATGGTATAGGGATAATAATCATGGGCGAATGTTAGCAAGTGCTGATATAGAGCCATATTTTATACCTTTGTACGAAAAGAATTTAGTAACCTTAAAGCAAATAGTATGGTATCAATGGAAACAGCAAGATATGAGTCAAGAAAAAATGTTCTCAGAGTACCCTAGTTTCCCCGAGGAAGCGTTTTCAACAAGTTTGAAGGGGTTAGTATTCCCGATTGATAAAATCAATGACAGATACATATATATCCCTGATCCTTTGACTTATAACGAGATAAGTCCATTACCAGATGTTTTAAAGCAGTATTTTAATAAGAATTTATTTGTTTATAAAGATTTACAAAGAAACATGAAGTACCATATGGGGGTTGATATTGCCAGTGGTACAGGGCTGGATTATTCTACTTGTGCCATATTCTCTAATGATGGGGAGATGGTAGCAGAATTCTATTCCAATAAAATACCTTTATATAGATTTGCAGAAATTGCCTACCAGCTTGGTAGGTATTTTAATTATGCACAAATGTTGATTGAAAGGAATTATGATGCTGGACAATTCGCTTATAAGATGCGACATGAATTTGGATATATAAATGTTGTTAGGACTAAGAAATATACAGATAAGGGTAGAAGTTTTGTCTATGGTTTTGATACTACAGCAACCAGTAAAGTCCAGCTAATTGAACTCTTTAAGAACGCTTTTATTAATGGTGATATATTGATTAATTCTAGGAAGCTTTTAGATGAAATGAAATCTTATGTGATGACTAACAAAGGCAAAATGACCGGAAAGGCCAGTAATGATGATATGATAATTGCTTCAGCTTTAGCGGTGTATAGTTTGACCAATAATTCGATAATCAGGAGGTAGTTAATATGCAAACATTAAATGAATACATAAAAGATAATTACGATGGTTCTCCTACATGGTTTCAAGATGCAGTTGGGGAGTCCTGGCAACAAAGCAGAATTAGAAATATTCTCAATGTCAAAGAGTATTTAAGTGGTAAGCACTTAATTAAACAGAGACAAATGGAATATCACAACAATAAACCTTTTAAGCCAGCAGCAATAAATATGAATTACGCTAAGATGATAACGGAATTTCAAACGCAATTTTTATTAAAGAATAAATTGACTCTATCATGTGATGATACCGAAACTTTAAAGATAATCAGAGATATTTATAATAAAGGGAAATATCCACTATTTGATCCTAAACTAACCAATGCCATGATTAAGGCCGGAGAAGCATACGAGTATGTTTATTTGGATAGTGACGGTAATATCACAAGCAAATTATTTGATGGGGCTGATTCTTACCCAATATATAATGATATGGGACAAATGATAGCTTTTATATATTACTATTGCATTGAGGGAATAAGCTACTATCAGGTATATACCCCTGAGACAGTAACCACTTATGATGATAATGGTGGTAATCTAAGAAAGACCGGAGAATATGAGAATATAAGCGGTTTACCTATTGCTTATATAATTCCAAGTGAATTGGATGAATTGCAGGGAGTTAGCAGTATAGTTGATTATGTTGATATACTGGATTCTATGGAGCAGATTATTAGCAAGTATCACGATGCTTTTTATAAGTTTTTACAGCCAACACCAGTAATTAAAGGTGATCCACTTAATCTAGGTAGAGATGGAGAAGCAAAGATTGATCCTAATGTAGTAGGGTATGCTTTACAGCTTAAAGAAGATGGTGATATGGAGTACCTTACTGGTAAGATGGATTACAATAGTTTAAAAGCCTTGTATGATATTCTAAAGCAATCATTACTTGATGTCGCTGGTTTACCTTCTGTAGTAATGGCAGGGAGCGAGATAAGTAATATAAGTGAAACATCTATTAAGATGCTTTATTCGCTGAGTATGATTAAAGCAGCCATGTTTGAGCAGTATCTTAAAAAGGGGTTTAATGATAGATTCGAGCAGATAGCAAAGATACAGAGGTTAAAGGGTATTGAACTGGATATATCGGATTTAGAAGTAATATTTGAATATAATCTGCCAAACAATGCTAAAGAAATTATTGATAATCTAAAAGCATTAAGGGAAATAAATGCTATATCGTTGCAGACACTGCTTAGTAGAAGTCCATATATTTATGATACATCACAGGAAATGGCATTGATAAAGAAAGAAGGAAATAAAACGGGGGAAGATGAATAATCAGGATTATGGTGAAGAAATGCCAGGAAAATGGGAACGATGATATGTGGATAATGCTGGGAGCAATAGAACAGATGTTCGTTCACTCGTTCGGTTCCTGTTAAATATAGCGGTTCGGGGCAGATATAAAGAAGCAGGAAACGGGGAGGGGGACAAAGGGTAGATAGAACAAACATTCGGTAAAGTACGGGGACGAAAATCATAATAATGGCCCGGCACAAGCAAAGAAATAATACAACATAATACACATTATTAAGTATTAGATAGTTCAGAAGAATGTATAAAAAATGTATAGAAATATCAATAAAATTACCAGTTTTGAACTAAATAATTTCCATTTATCCGGTGGATTTTATGCAAATCCCAATATATAGGGATTTAGGCGTGTCGAATTGGTTTACGTAAGATTCCTTATCGGAAGTTGAAACATTATTTACGCAATTTTTATGCAGGTGAGTGCATAAGTATACAGTAAGAATATATATGATAAGCCAATCAATAAAGGTTGGTTTTTTTATTCCAATACCCCTAAATGGTTTTTTTATGGCGTATCTAACCTAATTTTCAACGTTTATAATTTTTGCTTAAAGAGGTAATATATACCATATAATGTGTTAGAATACTATGGGGGGTGAAGATATGGCTGTCGGTAAAATTATAGCGGGTGATTTTTCTAAAGATAATGTAATTAAAATAGTTGCTGGAAAACCTGCTATTGTTCCTAAAGACGGTGGATTATTTAGCAAAGTAAATTTCATTAATAATGATATTAAAAGTATTGAAATAATTACTGAAGAAAACAAAAAGAAATTTATTGGTACTGCCGGTTGGGGATTAGTAGGTGGTTTGGCATTAGGCCCATTGGGTTTAATTGCAGGTATATTAGCAGGAGGAAATAAAAAGGAAATACTGATTGCTTGTGAATTAAAAGATGGTAAGAAATTAATTGCAGAAGTTGATAGTAAAATATATAAATCTATGTTAACTGCCAGTTATTAGTATCTAATTCCAATTATCTAATTCAAAATATTTCGTCAAAAAAGAAAAATCGTATGATGATGTTTAAAGGAGAAAGATTTATGTCTGATCTGGATAACTATCGTTTAGAGATGATAGAAGTAAGAAAATCCTTAACATTGGAAGAAACGAATTGGGTTTCTAGTGCAATGGAAGGAAAAAAGAAAAATTCAACGGTAATGTGGTTGTTGTGGCTCTTTACCGGCACTCTAGGAGGACATAGATATTACCTCGGAGATTCTCGCTATGGAATTTGGATGACTGCTTTATGGTTAATATGTTTATTGGCCTTTTTTGGTAGCGGTAATTACTATATATTGCTTCCTGCATTGGTTGCCATTGTTGACGCATTTTTTATTAACAATAGATTAGAATCTATTAATTTATTATTAGAAATGAATACAATTAACTACATAAAGGGATATTCAAAGGAAATATAATTAGAAACACTTATTTTTAAAGTACCCTCCAGGGGGTACTTTTTTATTACTAAAAATCAACTCCATAAGCCTTGCATTATTTTGTATTACACGATAATATTAATACATAATAATACAAAATAATAAGGAGGTTTTAGGATGTTTGATATTAACTTGATTAATCAAAAACTTAAAGAAGGTAAATCGGTTAAACAAATTGCAAAAGATTTAGAAATGGGATACAGCACTTTAAAGAAGCATTTGCAGAATGACGGATATAAACAAGTAGATGGGCAGTATATCATTCCAGATAACAATGTTGCGGTTAGGTATGCTGATATAGTAAAAGATACTCCTAATCTATCCGGCAAAATGGATAAACAGGAATCAGATGCTATAGCAGATATTCTTTTAAGACTAGAAAAACTGGAAAATATAATGCAAAATACTACAAGTGTAAACAAACAGATTATTATTAATCTTCCTGAAGCAGATGAACACGTAACCAGCTTTAGATTAAATGACAAAGTAATGGAAATGTGGAAGGAATTTTTAAACAAAAATCAAGGATATAAAAGCAAGGATTTAGTTGCTCAGGCACTACTGAATTTCATGGAACAACATGGATAATACAAAATAATACTAATGTAAATACTTATCTAAAAGTACCCCTCTAGGGGTGCTTTCTTGTTTTTGGAGGTAATTTATGAGTTTATATTTCTGTTTATTGAAACCACATAAAATATACATAGCCGGTGATTCCAGAGTTTCAATTACAAATAAACAATAAAATACGTTTTCCTGATAGTTCTGGTTTTAACTACTACTCCTGTATTTAGTTAGTTCATCTATAAGTTATTAAGCTGTTGTTGTAGATTTTCAATCCTTATTTGTCTAGAATGTTTATCCCGCATTTCTTTGATTATTTCATCTAGTTGTTGTATTTTCTGCGTCAATTCAGTTTTTTGGTATTGTGTTTCTCGACTATCATCTAAAGCTAAACTATCTAGTCTACTTTGATATTGTTGTCTTTCATTTTGTTTTTGAGTTAATTCTGAATTATACGAGTTATTATCAGGCCAATAACCAACTGGGCCTTCACTTCTGATTTGCTCAATCTTGTTTAATATTAATTCACGTGCTTTTTGATTTTTATCTTCAATACTATCCTGATTTGTTGGGATGTTAGGGGTATCATTATATTTTGGCAATTCTTGTTTTGGAGTAGGTTGGGGTGTTGGTTCAATTCTTGGTTCGGGACTTGTTGTTGGAGATTTTGGTTCTATTTTAGGTGGAGATATTTGTTTTATATCTTCTTTATTGCTAATTTTAACAATTCTATTATTCGCATCCCATTCAACATTGCAATTCAAATTTTCAGCAATAAACCGAATAGGAACCATTGTTCTACCTGAAATAATTTGTGGTGGTACATCCGTATATACTTGTTTACCGTTAATTAAAATTTTTATATGGTCTATTCCAAATAAGGATACCGGATTAATCAAAACACCAATTAATAAACCAATTAATAAACCAATAAAAACCCTATTATACTTCATGTGGTAAAACCCCCCAAAATTCACAAATTTAATAATATCATACCACAAGATACTAATAGGAACTAATTTTAAGGAGGAATTTATTTATGACAAACTTAGAACGCTTAAAAATGGAAATTAGCGATATTTCATATACTGATGAGCAACTATCAGTATTCTTACTGGAGAATGAACTTACTGGAATAGTAGAATATAACCCCCAAAGTAATACCAACAAAAAGAATATTCTCAAAACTGCTTTATCTATACTTGAAGCAATAGCGAATAATCCACAATTAATGAAGTCTTACAAAACAGAGGATATAAGCGTTACAGAATTTTCCGAGAATCTGCAAGGCCGGATTGACTAATTAGAACGTAAAATAAGAATGTTGCCAGATGATGAAAATGTTTATCAGGATGGTTCATCCTTTGTGTACATATTTACCGAGTAAAAACAAATAAAACAATAATAAAATTGCTTCTGAAATGGCTTTAAATGAGCCGGGTAATAGTTTTATATATCCCGGTCAGATTAAACGCTTTTTGGGAGCAATTTTATTTTAAAACAGGAGGATTTTATGAATATATTTAAGCATATAGACAACGATTTTAATTACGTCCTGAGCATGGCAGGAGATGATATTCTAATTAACGATAGTACCCAGGCGAAAAAGGCGATTATAAATAATTTGCCTGTCAATAGTCAATCTGATTTAAGAACAATATCTAGTACCTCAGAACTGGATAGGGGTGATTATATAACCTGGGATTCGGGTAAGTGGTTGATTATATCGGAGATTGGGCATAAACGATTCAATTACTATAAAGGAATCATCCAAAAATGCAACTATAATATTAAGTTTATA